GGTTTAGTCGTACATTGGTCAGCTTATCCTACTGCTGTTGGCAATATGGCAGAGATGGACCAGTGTAAAACAATACAGAGATTACATCAAGAAGATAGAGGTTGGAATGATGTAGCTTATAACTTTTTAGTAGGAGATACAGGACAGATATATGAAGGCAGAGGATTTGGAAATAGATCAGCAGCACAAGGAGGTAACAATCGTGAAGAAATTAACTTTAACAATAAGCATTATGTTGCTGTGTGTTGGCTTGGTGGCTCCAATCCTACCGACAAGCCTTCAGATAAAGCTATTGCATCTGTCAAATGGCTCTATGAACAAGTCGGTGGAGAACTAAGACCACATAGCTCATTCAAACAAACACAGTGTCCTGGAGATGCCTGGCGACAATGGATTATAGAGGAAACAAGTCCTAGCATAGATAACAAAGCACCTGATAAGACATACATTCCTGATAGTTTTGAGAGTAAATTAGATAAAATACTTGGTAAACTAGAGAACATAGAGAGAAAATTAAAGTTAGGAAAGTTAATACAATGACACCAGAACTAAAAGATATGTTAGAAAGAGCAGTATGGACATTCATAGAAGGGTTCATAGGAGCTTTGACAATCAGCCCAATCGTAGGTATTGAGGCAAATTCACTACAAATTGCAGCTATTGCAGGTGGTGGAGCAGCTTTATCTGTGATTAAAACATTCGCAAAGAAAAAAATAAGCTAAAACTGTCATAAAAACTGACTATACTAAGCCTTAACAGAAAGGCTGCGTATGAAGAAAGATAAAAAAGACTTAGGTAATAACTATTTCAAGTCAGGTTGGCAACCATCAGCAGAGTTTGATGAGGCTACTGGCTTAGGAGAGATTACTCATATAGGGCAGGACCCTAATTACAAATCTAAATTTGACACTATCTTAAAAGATTGGGGCTTTGATCCAGAACACTTTGAGATAGATGGTAAAGTCAAAGCATCATCTTGGAACACACAACTTAAAGGTGGTACAGTTGAAACCTTTTATGCGTTCAAAGGAGTGGTCAGAAGGCGACATCCACAGCGTGATGAATGGTATGACAAGCTACTTAAAGAAGTATCAAAGAAGAAACCATTAAAGAAAAAAAAGATTAAGAGTGATCTGGCGTACATCTTTACACTTAGTGACTGGCAACTGGGTAAAGTTGACCTCGGAGTAGAGAAAACGCTTGAGAGATACGACAAGGCACTTCAGAGAGCAGTAGCAGAGGTTAGGCGACTAGGTAGCGTAGATGAAATTTATTTGCTTTCTATGGGCGATTTGACCGAAGGTTGCTACGGATTCTACGATTCTCAACCACATAATGTATCGTTAAATCTATCTCAACAGTATCACTTAGCAAGAAAGCTCATAATGAAAACTATTGATACATTTCTACCCTATGCAAACAAGATTGTACTGGCTGGTGTACCTGCTAATCACGGAGAGATGGCTAGATCAGGTAAAGGACAGGTAGTTACATCACGATTAGACAACTCTGACACTATGCACTTGCAGATATGCCAAGAGATTATGGAACAGAACACACGATATGATAAAGTTACTGTGTCCATACCAGAGGGTTTCCATCATACATTGGACATCAAAAATTTAACTGTCGGTTTTACCCACGGACATATGCACAGTGGTGGTCAAGGTCCAGAGGGAAAGATAATGAAGTGGTGGCAAGGACAAATGTTTGGCGACTTTCCAGTAGGAGATGCAGAGATTCTTATTACAGGACACTTTCATCATCCTCGTATGATGCAGCAAGGTAATAGAACTTGGTTTCAATGTCCATCTATTGATGCAAGTATAGACTTTACTGCACGAACTGGTATGTGGAGTAAGCCTGGAGTGTTAACCTTTACTATTGATAAAGATGGTTGGGACAATTACAAGATAGTTTAAGTAGACAATTTTTTGGTTTCTTTAAAATTATATTAACATAATATTTACCATCAGAAATTACTTGATGCTTGTAACAAATATTATAATTTTTTGTTCTTTTACTCATACACTATACATAGTGTACTTAACAGTAAGCTCTGATCCTGGTTCTATATCTTCTAATGTATATAAATAGCGTGTCATCTTACCTTGTATCTCACAGTTAGGTCTATCACTATGATTAATAAATCCACCTAGTGGTGTTCGTAGTAAGTTATCAGGTTCGCCATACCATTTAGCGTGTGTCATTCCTATAACTTCATAAGCTGGTATATCTTTAATTGCAAACAAACCTAACCCTTCTATCTTACTTGGTTGAATAGTAAGATAGTCAGGTAGTGGTCTGTACTTATTCTTCTTCTTCAAGTGTTGTAAGTATCTGTATGTTAGGAAGAATTGCTAGTAGTTGTTGTTGTCCATTAGTTAAGAGTATGCTTTTACCCATAAAGAATGGAACACCTTTCTCATTTTTTCTGTTTAGTAATTCTGCAATCAACATTCCTTCAGTTGCTTTGCTTAACATTGTGTCTATCATAATATCTCCTCTGTATGTACTTTAGCATCTGCTTCAAACAGATACCCTACTTCTTTACTTATCATATGATTGTTGTCAAACTCTGTGGTGGAAGGCATATCTCTAAGCTCCCATTTAAAGTCATATTCAGCTGCAATCATTCTATTAATGTTCCAAGTCATAACCTTACCATTACATTCAGTAAGGTAAATGAAAGACTTGTTCTCCTCAATAGCTTTCATAATATTAGAATCAAATTTCTTTTTTTCTATTATCCAACTGTCGTATGTCTTATCTCTTGACTTAATCTCTACAATGTATGTGTCATTGATTGCATCATAAGAACAGAATGGATCTTCTGTTTCTTGTAACCTATCCATATTTGGATAAAGATTATTTAGTGTATCTACTATTTGTGTTTGCATACTTCATTACCTTTCTACATTCTCCACAATAGCCATTTACTATGTGGCTTGGCTCACCGAACAAATCAAGCTCACCTATATTACAACTTAAACATTTTAAAATAGTTCCACCTCTTCTTCCTTATGCTTTGCTTGTACATCTATTGGTTTGATAAGTGCGTGACACACTTTCCATTCCCAAGCAAATGGATTTTTCTCATCTGTTAGCTTGTACCTGTAACCACAGTAAAGGTTGCCTTCCATATCTGTGTACTTAATTTCGTTTTGCTCACAATAAAATGGTGCTTTACATTTAGTATCTGGTGGTGCAGGTACATCAAAGTTATAATCAGGAAATCTTTTTTGCAACCTAGCTTTAAGTTTCTCTATGTTTATAGATTCCCCTGCTCTTTCTAAATCCATTCGCTTGGTATTGATTCGTTACCTGACCAAGCAGCCCAACCACAGCCACTACCATAGGGTGCTTTCTGACAAGCAAAGTCTGGTATCTTTGAGAACTTAGGATCAGATTTCTTATCTCTGTTATCTACAACGCTACCTTTATCAGTACAGTTAGGACATACTTTGTTCTCATCAGTTGGAGGTCCAGTGTAGGTAACCTTTGCACCTAGAATTTCCTCTGCCTCTGTTGTGTCTGGTAACTTATCTTCATTAGCATTAAAGACTTCATCTTTGTATATCTCTACTTGTGATTTATCCCATTCATTAATATCTTTTGGGAAACCTTTTGACACTACATCATCATAGACTTTCTTCTTTAGTTTCTCTCTCTTGTCTTTGTCTTTTATAGTTGCATCCATAAACTTTGCTAACTCTTGCTTGTTATTAGGATTATCAGCTACATCATTAGCGAACTCTTGCTTTGCTTTTGCAAGTGTATCTTCTTTTTCTATAACTTGATCTTTAACTGTACCTGTCTTTTGTATTGGTTGTGGTGCAGAGTAATGTTCTTCTTCTGTTACTCCACCATTCCAGAGTTGGTCTAAACCTAAACCAAATCTCATAGCACAACGCTTGATACCATCTGATACTGCAAGTTTAAGTAGTTCGCTTTCTGTTAAGTTACGCTTGATAGCGTGTACATCTATGTCGCCTACATCTTCTTTGATACCAAGTCCAGGTATTTCTAACCTACATTTTGCACCTACAATAGCGTTGTCTTTATCTCTTAATACTTCATAAGTAAAGTTATAGTCTGGTGCTACATCAACTAATCTCTTAGTGATAATGCCGTGACTTATGTAATCTCCGAACTTACCTTGTGGTGCTTTGTTAATTACATTCTTTGGGAAGTCTTTAATCAACTTCTTTTGTGTTTCTTTATTCATTATTTATCTCCTATTTTCCTACATTATAGTTACTAAGTATGACAATATCTACTAGACTGAAATTGATAAACAGATTATTCAATGTTTATTTCCTTTCTGAAGTAGATAACCTCTAGCAATAGAGGTTGTTTACTTAACAATCCTATGTATCATCTGTCTTGTTAATTCAGTAGTCGTTGCTAATGACTGTGCTGATATGCCTACATCGTATAAACCTTTAATAGCTTTATCTCTTAACTCTTTGTATGTCTTTACTAAATGTTCTGCTTGGTCTAGTTCATCTAAACTTTCTTGTAGCACTACATAAAGAGTTTGTGTCTGTTGTTCATCTACAACTTTCTTTATGTTCTCTTGTGCCTGTTCTAATAAGTCATCCATTACATATCCTTTCTGATTTGGTCTAAAAATTCCTGTGTTAATCCCTGTGATTTTCGTTGTTGTTCTTCTAAGCGTACTCGTTTATAGAACTTGTATCTATATATTAATTTACTAAACATAATTCCTTTCTGTTATTTAGTTGTGTTTATATTGTACTGTCTGCTCTTTTAAGAGTGACAATGAATGATCCCATTTGACTTTCTTGGCTGACTACTTCTAATCTATTTCGCCTACAATATCGTTCTACCTCGCTTGTGCTAGGAAAGATACGAAAGCTACGATTAAAAGCTACGACTATCTGCCTACAATCTCGTGGCATATCAATTTTTACCATTAATAACCTTTCATCTTAGTATAAACAGAAGTTTACAATAGTGTGTAAACTTATTTGACTTTATTATTTTTTCTCTAGTTCCTGTAATTTATAACTTTCCCATTGAGGATTTGTATTTATATTCTTATAGTTTTCTAGTATTCTGTCGTAACACTCCCAACAATAATCTGTAAAATTTTCTATGGTTTCATCTTCACAAAAACTTACAGTACATTTATTGATAATTTTTGTCATTATTCTCCTTCTCCTCTAAACATATCCTCAAAACATTCTGGGTGTACCCCTGTCATTAGTTGCTCTCGTTGTCCTCTACTATGTTCTGGGAATATATCTTGTACTAATCTGCGTAGGTGTTTAGGTGTTTCAGTAAACTCTTTATACTTCTTTGGATCTACCATAACTGTACCTGTCTGCCTACAATGTATACATTCTTTAGTTGTTACTGCGAACATTATTCTTCCCCCTCTAATGGTGTCAAATCATCATATTGATCAACTTCAAAGTTTTCGTTCATATAATCACTATTAAAANNTTTCGTATTTGTAATTTTCTAACTTGCTTATCCCATTTTCATATTCTTTGTTTTTAGCCATATAATCACTATTAAAATTATATAACTTACCTTTTTCATCTTGAACAATTACTTGATATAACTCATATTCTTTAGCCATTATTCTTCCTCTCTTGTATCTTCTAAATTAAATTTAATAGTTATGTGTGTATCTTTGTCTTCTACAAACTCCCAGTCTGTATGTCCAAACAAACTTTCACAAGCACTATCTAACTCATCTGTATCTACATCTGTAAAAAATCCTGACATTATTCTTCAATCCTATGACTTATTAAAACTGAATTACAATCAAAACAATAAGTACTATCTTGTATTGTGTCTAAAATATCATTGTTATTTACACACATAACAACTTCTTCTACAATATTTTTACTGTTGCAATCTACACAATAAAAAATTCTTTTAGTATTTACTTTATTCATATCTTCCTCTCTTTAATTAACCTACCTACATTGTAACCACTATGTTACAGTTATGCAAGTTATTAACCTACATTTTCTATGTGCCTACACTTTAGTTATACTGATCCATAGAAAAAACCCTAGTTAAAAGGGGATAACTAGGGCTTAATCTTGTTGTTAGTTACTTTTAATTAATTCCATACTTCTGGGAATAGTCTTTTATATTCCCTTATCGTTCTGTAATGTCTTACTTCGTTTAATGTGCCTACAATAGCCACTCGCATAACTAGAATAAACCCTATGGCTATTATTAAGCCCTCTATACTAAACATTTAATTAACCTCCCTTTAAAATTCTTCTTCTAATATTCTTTTAACTTCTTTATCATCTCTACAAGTTAACGCCTCCTGTATTAATTCACTTTCTAACGCTATTGATGGATGAATTAAGTAGTTATTGCATAGTATTGCAAATTGGTTGCTTGTCATTTTCTCAACCTCCCTTAAAGTATTATTTCTTGTGTAATATCTTTTTCCGTAACTGTAATTTCATAATTGTAATCTTTTAAATCTTTCCAATTTTTCTTTACAATATCTTTAAAAATATCATCACTTCTTTCATTGACTACAACCTCTTTAAAAGGTCTATCATCAATATATATTTTGTAAATAACCATCTTTTTTAACCTCCCTTTAGTGTCTAACCTTTAAACACTATAAGCAGTACACAACAAAGAAAATGTACTGCCTAACTGTCTAACTTGTTGGCTCAAATCCTAAAATGATATTCGCCATAAATTCCCAGTAGTTATTAATAACCCTAGACTGCAATTCATCACTAGGATTATTCGCAATACTACCTAATTCAATAGCTAACGGCACTATCTCATTATTCCAATAAGGTATATCAAGGGCTAAACCTTGTAACCAGTCGGTCATAGCTTTTTGTTTTCCGTATCGTGCAATATTCCAATCGTACTCACTATAAAAACGATTAAAAAGATAATCTATTTTTTCTTGATCACTTGCTAATTCGTTACCCTCTATGTGAATAGTATCTAATATATATCTTTTATAATTAGCTTTATATTTTGTATGGTGTAATTTCATTACTTCCCCTTATATTGTTTGTAACCTTTATGTTACTACATACTTATTATATGTATAGTATTTCTTCTAATTTCTTTTTAGTTGGTTGTTGTTGTGAAGTGTTACGAGGATAATGTTAGAGGTTAATGTTGTAAGGTAATCTTATTATCGTTATCACAATTAAAACACACTACCCCCATTATTCAAAAAAATATATCCTATCTTTTTTAGAATGTCTTATTTTCTAGTAATTCTTAGATAAAACCCTATAAACACTGAGGAAAAAAACTTGTCCTATAACATATAATATGTTGCGTTGCTTAGGTATGTATGCAAATGTCAATCTGACTATGCTAGTAATGTAACGTAACACACCAGTAAATCCTTGGAAACTTTTACTAAGAAATATGCACTGTCTTGGTAGATAAACTACAGTTAGTAATACTGCTAATACAGTAATAAGTATTATCTCTGATCTGTTTGAGTGGTTCTTTACACTCTGTGCATTTCATAATGTTTATTCTAGTTGTAGTTTCTTTATTGTGGTTCTAACCCTGTGTCACTCCCTCCCAAAAACCAGAATGAACTCAATTTAGTGAACATTTAAATATGTGAAGTNNTAGTAACAAATAAATATGTGAAGTAATAGGCTTTAACCCTAGTTATGATGGTCTAGCTAATCCACTTTCCCTTTAGTGTTGATCCAACATTCCTTTCCTAAGAGCTAGAGAAATGTTTTGTTTGTTGTTGTCATAATATCACACGATAAGTAATATGCAAGTATCTGGAAAATCCAGATAATCATATGAGGATATGATTCAATTTATAATAAGAAAGAAAGGCTTTTCATCAAAATTTAAGTATGTGGTGTACTTGAAAGTATTGTTTAAGGTGAGATGTTTTTGTGGATTGTTATATTTTTCATAACAGTTTGGACAACTGTACGTGTACAAAGCCCTGTAGCAATACGGGGTTTTGTTTATTGACTTAGTTTCTTATCTGGTATATAATGAATATATCAAAACACTTCCCTGTTTGTGATTAACCAAAAAACCCCTAGTTCTTCTAGGGTATGG